TTTTTTTAATAATAGTCAAATAAAATCTGAATATTTTATCTGTCGATTCCGCAGTAGTTTTGAGCGGTATTAGTAAGTAGTAAACAACATTTCCGTTTACAAATCAATTATTTTCTACGCGGCAGACCCGAGGCATTCTAAGCTAATTTTGTTTAAAGATGCCTTCAAATCCTCCCAATTTAACTCCCCAAAACCATCCTCGATCATCATGCCGAGTATTGCTGTTTTGTTAAAGAAACACTCGAACTCTGTTATTGCATAGTCAACCTTCTGTTTTGATTGAATCGACATCTGTGGAGAATATAACTGCATCATATTATAGTTGTGCTGGATTAGATCTTTTGCTTCCACAACGTTAGAATAAAACTTTTGCTTACCTTCGGTTGCCTCGCAGTAATCGACCACATCATCAATAGTATACGTCTTCTCTTCTGATAGAAAGGGGAGGCGTTTGGCGATCGTAGGCAAGCCGGCGCCGCGGACACCCTTAAGGTTGTCACTAGCGTCTCCCGCCATGGCTCTGGCAAGAGCCATATTCGTCGGGTGTACACCAACTTGTTCAGTGATCGAGTTCATATTCATGATTTCTTTCTTAGTAGGTCTGAACAGGATTGTCTCTTCGTCGCAAAGTTGCATGAAATCCTTATCATTGGATACAATCACCTTCTGCCATCCGTCATAGTGCCGCATTCTAGTAATATAAGAAATGACGTCGTCGGCTTCGATCTCGGGCAACATAGTTTGGATAATCGGCATCTCGTTTACGTACTCAATCAGGCGAGATTGCTGCCAAATTTTGTTCTGCATCTCCTGATCGTCCGTGAGGTTATGAAAGGCTCGGTTTAAGCGAATGGGCTTGCGGCCGGCTTTGTAGTTCTTGTCCATTGACTTCCTTTTCTTAGAGCCATTGGGACCGTCCCAAACAATCACAACTTCTTGTGGTTTTGTGTCTCTTATAAGCTTTTGAAGGATCTTGATAAAGCCCTTGAGGCCTCCAATCGGCTGTCCATTAGCTGAAAGTGAGGGGTCTACAATGTATGCTCTCAAGTATGCGTTCAACGCATCTATAATAAGAAGTCTTTTGTTTTCAGTATCTGTCATATTGTTCACCAATCGGGCGTTTGTGTTTTCCAAGTTGCAAATCGTGCTTTTTCGCCCATATAATATGCTCGATATGCTGTTACTGCACACTCACTTCTATATTGCGATGGCATTGCCTGTGCAAAGGGAGTCTGCGGGATGTCCGGTAAGTCTATGTGTGTCATTGCACACCCTTCAATAATATTTATTATAACACGAAGTAGGCGTCACGTCAAGCACCTATATTGAAACAGGCACTGTTAGATCTTCTTGATCTTCGTAGAAATCTTTGGCATCACCCTGCCTCATATCAAATTTTTGAATAATTTCTTCATCCATAATATCTATAACTTTACTTCTAAACTCGCGATCTTCTTTAATGATCTCACCCCACTTAGATGGCTGGAATTTCTTTTCATAACCATCCGCTGCCTTAAGGGTATACCATGCGCCGGCGCTGGTCAATGAGGGTGAACCCTTAATCGCGTCGAACCACGACTCTTCGTCGCGAATACCCACTTCATTGCCCCATAGAATACGGAACGCACAAGATCGACCTTGGGTTCCAAAGCGAGATTTTTCTAATTTCACTTTAACTTCTGAACCAATACGGAAACCCCTCTCGTCTTCAATAAACGCTGACTTGGCTTTTCGCCCTGTAAGCCAGATACGTAGCGAGTACGAATAGTGCATCGCCTTGCCGCCGGGAGTCATATAGGGGGTCGTCATCGCAATAATGCGAGCGTTAGGGCCACTTGGAATATTCGTCTTCAACTGATTGAGTACAATAAATGTAGCCTGACGATCTGCAATGGGGATAATCAGCTTAGACATACCCTTCGCTAAAATTCTAGCTTTCACTGCCATTGAAGATTGCGGATTAAAATCCCCCTCGACATCAGATACTGATGGAGTAAGAGCCAGAGAATCCCAAATAAATACAAGCTGCTCATCTGCCGCGGCGCCGAGCAATTCCTCAACAGTTTCCAATACAAACTCAACAGACGATGCTTGAATATACATTAATCGCTCCAGATTGCATCCTGCCTGCTCCAAGAACACGGGGTCGATGGCAGACTCAGAATCGAAATAAACGATAAGCTTGCCCGTTTTCTGAGCGTTTGCGGCTATTTGTGCCGCCATATATGACTTACCTGTCGCCTCAAGACCAGCAATCTCTGTGACCTTACCAACTGGGATGCCGGCAATTTGTCCTTTTGAAATAATGGAATCTAACCATCGCGAACCAGTGGGGATCCACTCCTTTACTGATGTGGGGTTCTCTCCCGTTAGATCATGGGCTACGTTTCGGCCGGCCTTTTTGTTGACAAGTTTCATTAAGTCCTGCAAGCCTACTCGGCCGGCCTTAGCTTCTTTGGATTTTCTAGCCATATATTCTCCTGTGTATTGATATAAAATAGCGGCAGACTTTATACCGGTCTGCCAGCGGCTGTTTGTTACTCTGCTGCTGTGTCAACAGAGGTAGCGGTGTCGGCCGCTGTGTCTTCATCCTTGTCTCCGCAAGCCACCAATAGGCTTACTGCAAGGACTGGTAGAACGAGTCTCATCTTCTCTCCTTAAAATAGCGGCAGACTTTTTACCGGTCTGCCAGCGGCATTCCACTACTCGGTGGTTGTTTCAGTAGCAGTGGTTGCTTCGTTCGTGTTGCCTGTGTTTTCATTGGTTGTGGCAGCAGTTTCAGAAACTTCAACTGTGTTTGTGGTTACCTCGGGGGTTCCCGTCGTGGTAGCCTTGCTGACTTTCACGACCGGTGGCTCAAAAGTACAAGTCCCATATGCAGTAGCGACCACTAGGGCCCCTGCCACAAAACTAACTTGGACCTTCCATCGGGCCAATTGCGATTTTAACCATTCCATAACATTCTCCTTTTCCGTGTTGCATAGAATAAAGTGGTGCCCTTTTGCCGGGGCACCAACGGCTTTTTAACTAAGCTCCGCTCATCAGATCGTTAAATGCCTTATCGACGTCGCTTGCTCCTTTCGAATACCGCACGCTCTCGCTTGAGCGTTCTTCTGCGGACTTGGAGCCGGCCATCTGCTCATCCAAGATGGCGTCAATTTGCTCGGGGGCGAGTCTTTCAAATAGGCCGTCAAAGTCAGGCATATTATCGAGCATCCCGGGGATTGCCTCTTGATCTTCTATCAGCGGCGATGTGTTGCGGCGCATTTTGAGATTAGTTTGTGGATACGCTCCCGGTCGAGTTGGCTTAGTGTATGTTAGCGTGATATCGGTGCCATCCTTGAGGTCTGTAATATCTCCGTACTCAGGATCGAGGATGTAGCCAAGCAGAAGCTCGTAAGCCTGCTTTCCGTAGCCATAAACCTTAATTCCTTCGTCTTCGTTACCACGAACCACAACAGGCGAGAAATATCGGGTACGCACAAAAAGACTCTTCGCAAGCTTTTTGCTCTCCTCATCGTTCTTGTCGACACCCTCGCGCCAAAGCGTCGAAGCGAAGTCACAAATTGGACAACGCTCACTAAAATTACGCTTCGGGCACATGATACCACCCTTGTGATCTCCCACGTTATAGTGGAAGAAAAACTCCTTCAACGGATCACCATCATTGGTTGGAATGATCCGAATGTCCTGATCTCCCTCGTCTGGCTTAAACCAGATTGAGGGGCCATCGTTGTATTTTCCCTCGCCACGAAGTGTAGCGAGCTTTTGCTTCATTAATTCCATATTAATTGACATTATTTTCTCCTTTTGTGTTTAATAAAGTATGCCAAGCTTTCCTCGACATCTAATATAGCACCCTTGAACAAGCAAGTCAAGGGTTATTTTGTATTGCGTTAGTGTGGGCAACGCAGAACCCAAAATCAGTTTCATATGGCGATTCGTAAATCGCATATGTTAAATTTTTAAAAGCATTAGTTGATTTTTGTTTTAGCTTTTCTATTATTCTCTGATGTAATCCACCGTCCTGTTCTAATTTTTCTTTTGATATACAGAAATAATAACATACATCTCTGCTCATGTCAAGCTCATAAAACCAATTTTCTTGAACTTTGTTGGTGTCGAGGCGTCCCATCGACCTTATTCTTTGAACCTCCGAAGGCTCACTTAAGTTGCCAATAATCGGCCTCTTGTGGTCGAATAAATTCTTGTAATGAACACTATAATAAATAGTCTGATTAATGGTTTCAAAGTACTTTTTAATTGGAACGTTTCCTATTGTTTGCTCAAGAATCGGATTGCTAAAAATAGTGATCGAGTTGAACAACCCACTGCGTGCGTATTCCTGTAAAATTCCGAATATCGCCTTCTCTTGAAGCTTTATATTCCCTATTAACAAATCAGTATCTGGCTTAATGTAGAATAAATCAATTTTCTTATCTTTTATCTGCTGCAATATGCCTAAAGTATAATTGGCACTCTTACTAGAGCCGCAAACAAAAACTTGGACATTTTTGGTGACCCCCTTGAAAAACTTGGATAATTTTGGTATGTTTTCTTCGTAATCTTCTTGATTGTCGAATGACTTCAGCTTATATCCGAATTTGGTCGTTGCTTCAAATTCTCCCGAGAGACAATACACCTTATACTCTTTACTATCCTTAAATTGGCCGGCAACATTTGTGCCGGCCTTGCCGATACCAATTGTAGTAATCATAGTCTAAGCTCCATTAATTCTGAGTAGTTTTTTCCAGCATTGAGATTACACATAAAGTTTCCTAATTTAGTATTCTCAAATATGGACTTAATCTCTGGCACTATCTCTCTTTCTGAACTATCAAGATCTACGACTATCTCATCGTGAACGAGGTGTGATATGAAACTCTTTTTATCTGACAAGTATTTGTCAATCTCAAGGGCTCTATCGATCACCACATCAGATGTTGTACTTTGAATTATATAATTAAAGGCGCGCCTGTCGTCGATCTTGATTTTTCTTCCGAATG